TTGGCAGTCTTAGCTGATGTTAAGCGTTTTTTCATTCCACCCATACGCGCGCAGAAACTTTTTCTACGATTTGCTGATTTTGATCCTTTTTTTAATTTTGATGGTTTAGTTGTGACTGCTGTTTTAAGTTTTGATCCTGGATTAGCTGCTCTGTAAGATGCAACACCTTTTTTATTTAATCCACCAGATTCAGATTTACCTTCTTTTCTTTGCCATGCTGGTGATCCACCATTTGCCATGTATGCTCTACCTAGTCCTCTTAAAGCTACTCCTGGCATTATGCCTGACTTTTTTTAATTGCTTTTTCTGTTGGTGCACCTTTAGCACCTTTTGCTCTCATTTTTTCACCACGTTTTTTCTTTTGTGCGATGTTATACCATAAACCTTTTTTTGCAGTTTTTCCTTCTTTAGTAACATGGGTATCTCCACCTTTTCTAAAAGGTTTTCTCATCATTCCGCCACCCATTGCTTTTTTTCTTTTTAATGCTTTAAAATCTTCACCAGTAATTTTGTCAAAAGGTTTAGCAGCACTTGCTATTTTAGTTTGACCACCAACTAGTTTTCCATTTTTATAATATTTTCTCATATCAAATCCTTATAATATTTTTCATAGCTTTTATTTGAAACAGGCTCACCTGCCAAATCACTTTTAATATGTGATCCAATATATTCTTCTTTTGGAGGAAGGTCAAATTGTTCTTTTATATTATTTAATTTTTCTTTAGCTTGTTTTTTAATAGGTTTTCTTGAATTACCATTAAAAGGTTTATATCTTGGGTTTACCATTATTTTGTATCCTTACTTTTTGAAACACCAGATTTAGTAATTTTTTCACCTCTTGCTTTTTGTAATCTTCTTCTCCAATAAGCTCCTTCTTTAAGTATTTTATTCATTTCGTCTTGATGTTTTTTTGTACTTTTGCTTCTTTCTTTACGTAGCGTGCTTCTTAATTCGCTTATTTTTTTTTCAGATTTTGTTTTAGGAACCTTTGGTTTAGGTACTAACATGTCAAATACATATTTTCCACCTTTAAAAAATTTACTAGCCATTATTTTTTTCCTCCGCCGTTTCTAAATATTTGTGTTCCCTTTATACCAAAAATACTCGCGCAGACGAGAATCCATAAATTTGTAAACCAGGTCGGCAGTGCCTGGAAATGCTCAAAGAAAATTTTTATCTTTTCCATAGCTGCCGGATCGTCCGACCAAACTCCCCATGCAAGCACCAAAATCGGGAGTGTGAGAATTGCAAGGACCACCTCGTCTTTATA